GCATTAACTAATCCTTTTATACATCAATAATTTTATATTTCGTATACTCAAACCGTGTAGATGAGATGCCCCATTTCCCTCATTACTTAAAGTTATATTGAGGGGTTCAGTTGTTAACTGCTCTGAAGGATACATATCTGGTACTTGCAAACTTGGTCCAGGGAACGAAGAAGTTAAATCATGGTTATGAGAAGCCATCTCAGCGATAGTTAAGACATGCCCTATAACTGACCCTGTGTCAGCGCGGTTACCTGATTGAAATTGTCCTACATTTCCAGTATTAGCCGACATTCTCGTCGCTCCTGCATTTACGCTCTGCCATGAAACCCCTAGCACCCCTTGCAATGGCGGGGCTATATTTGAATGCGCTAAAAATTCACTCCCTACTGGGTATATGAGGTCCACCAAAACTTTTTTGCCGACGTCAGATATGTTGCTGAAATCAGAAAGTATTTTATTAGATACCCCAGAAACTACATATTTATCATCAGCCCCATTTTTATAAACTAAAAAAATCGAATTAAAATCTGAACTAGGAATTGTTACAGAGCTAATTAGAGAATCATTGTAATGAAATGTTGACCCATCAATTGTACGAACTACAGTACTTGTAGTATCAACAGTGAAAAATCTAAAATTAAAATCAGAGGTTAATGTACTAGATGTAGGTAGATTTATAACTGAAGTGTTACTCACTAAAATTAATTTTAAATTATGCGTAGCATCGATAGTAAAAGAGCCTGACAATTCCTCATTTCTTTCTGGATTGCTACACGTACCCCACCCGTCATTATTAGCATTTCTTACATATAGAATTTTAGAAGTTGTGTCGAACCAGTGTTGACCAACATAAGTTGTTGTTGGTGCAGTAGCGCCACTAAAATTAGTCAATAAGGCATCGTCATTACCCTCAATCTTCGGTTGATCTGCAGATAAAGAGTTTGTGGGTGCAGTTGTTGGACTATTATAATTCTGTGACATTTTATGACATCCTTTTGTATATTAGCACTTTAATGTTAGTTATCTGCAGAGGGTGTATATGGGGTGAAGAGCTTCCTGTCATTTCTACATTAGCTGAACCCGATGATCTAATTGCTTTTCTATCAGAATTTAACTGAAAAGGTGAAATTTGAGGGGACCCCCCACCACCGGTGGTGGGGATAGAAAAAGAGTGCGAATGTGCTGGAAGCTCATTAACCGTTAATGCATGTCCTTCAGTATCTCCTGTATCTAGTCTTTCACCATTTACGATCGTCCCTGTATCGCTTGTAGTAGCACTATAAGTTGTGTAGCCCTCTGCTATAACAGTCCAAGAAACGCCTAGCACCCCTTGTAAAGGAGGGGTTACGTTTTCTAAGAACCCTTTTTCAGTCCCGACGGGATAAGTCAAATCTAAAGCTACTTTCTTCCCTGCGTTATCTAAAGTAGTTAAATCTTTGTCTAGACCCCCTAATGATCCTGCCAGTAAGAATCTACCGTTTGTTTTACCAATCTTAAAATATGAGTTAACGGTACTAGGAGGAATAGTTATACTAGCGTGAGAAGTATTATTACGGTAAAAATTTTCTCCTGAATGCGCATGAAGTCTAAACCCTAGATTATCCAGCAGACATAAAGTTAATTGATAGTTATTTGATACCGAGCTAAATTGGGGCAATGTAATGACCGGGTTGTTAGTAACAGATACAAAAGAGCTCTCAAAAGTTGAATCTAATGTTGTGTTAACGGATATATTTTTTTGTTTTTCCGGATTACTACAAATACCCCACCCACTATTATTAGCTTTTCTTACATATAAAATTTTAGAAGTTGTATCGAACCAATGTTGCCCTGGGATTGGAGAACTAGGGGCACTTGGTCCGCTAAAATTTGTCAATAAGGCATCATCATTATCTTCAATTCTCGGTTGATCTGCTGCGGGAGTTGTAGTTGGTGAAGTAGTCGGACTATTATAATTCTGAGACATTTTATGATACTCTTTTGTATATTAATGATAAATGACGACTTATATTTAAATTATGTGAGTGTGGTGCATTCTCTCCAGTCTGAGAAGTTTCTTTATTGTATGCCCCAGCATATAACTGTGTGTTTTGACTCGAATATCCGAATGGCTTGGGCGAGGTAAATTTTTTAAGTACTGTTGTATGTGTGTGAGATGGCATCTCATTAACTGTTAATGCATGATTCTCGGTGCGGGTGTTCAATTTCTGACTTCCTGAAGTAGATCCGACGTTAGAAGTAGTCGCGGTTATGATTATATACTCAGTGCTTATTACTTGCCAAGAAACTCCTTGCGAACCCTGAAAAGGTGGAGTTATGTTTGCGTTCAGCGTTAATACCGACCCAACAGGGTGAATCAAATCAAAAATAAACTTTGATGCTTCATCAGATATATTTGATAGTGAGTTAGTAACTCCGGTTAGTGATCCCCCGAGAAAAAAAGTACCATCTGAGCCACGTTTTGTAATTGTAAATAGACTATTAGACGAATTTGGGGGCAATTTTAAGGTTGTATATTCATCTCCATTGTAGAAAAATCTTTCGTTAGATGCACTATTTATAGTAATCTCCGAATTGTCGTAAATAAAAATATCGAATTCAAAATCGGTATTAACGCTTGATGATTGAGGTAAGTTAAACACATTTGCCGAATGCCCTGCATATGCCCTCATGATTGTTTTATCGAATTTTTGATTTACACTAAAAGGACCATGTATCGGGGCTATTTCGGGATTACTGCACGTGCCCCACCCATCATTATTTACGTTCCTTACATATAGAATTTTAGAAGTTGTGTCAAACCAGTGTTGACCCGCATACGTGGGTGTTGGTGCAGTAGCCCCGCTGAAATTTGTCAATAAGGCATCATCATTATCAGCTATTTTTGGTTGATCTGCTGCGGGAGTTGATGCTTGTAACGTTGTGGGTTTTATATAATTCTGTGACATAATTTACCCCGCACTTGATATGTACCATGTAGATTGATCACTTATTAATGTATAGTATTGATATTGCGTGCTTAGAACTAATGAAGCATTTCCCTCAATCGTTTCAGCGCCGTTTGGTAACAATGTTACATCTAAACTGGCGCCCGATATTTTTTTAATTGTTATGCTATATCCTTTCGCTAAGCTGGCAGCAGACGGCAAGTCAATTTGAGCAGCAGAGGTATTATTAACAAGAAGAAGATTAAAATTATTATCGGGGACAACAGTATAGTTTGCAGTTACAGTATTAACATTGTGCAGCGGTCTTAAGTTACTTGATTGAACATAGTATTTGCTATTATGATAAACAAGAAACACAGAATCATTTTTCTCACGTAAAACTAAAGAGGTAGCTCCGTCAATATTTGCGTGTGCTATCGTTACCGTGTTTGCTGAGTCATCCACTTTTTTGATACAAACATTATACCCGGTGTCAGTAGTATTATTTAATGTGCTAAGAGTTACAGTTATACTACTTGAAGATGAATTAACGAGGATAGTTTGCTCATGATTAGATTCTATCAAAGTTATATTTGATGTAACTTCTAGTACATTATCAGGCGATAAATTATGCAAAATAACTGAATTATTAGAGGAAGGCTCTATATAATACATTAAGTTATTTGAAGTGTTAACCCATGTTAAATAAGGTTTTATGTATGTCGGTGCTGCTGAACCACTCAGGTTTGTAACTAACGCATCTAAAGAGTTATTCATATATTCGAAAATCGTTGGAACTGTTGTTCCCCCTGAATTTCCATCCGACAAATTTATTAAGTTAGCTTGATAATTATTAGACATTTCTAGTATCCTTGAATCAATACGTTAATTTGTACCCCGACGGCTGGCGTACTATTGGGTAATGTAGTAGCTAAAAAAGTAGCTTGAGTTAGACTTTTTGCTACTGTTTTTACAATTAAATTTAAAGCAGCACTAGTCGGATTTCCCACAACCGACAAAACATTAATGTTATGATATTTTTTAGTAAAAGTGTACGTAACAAGACCCCCAGGACCAGTAGTTACAAGCGCTCTTTCTCTCGCGTCTGGGATATCATATTCAATTTTAAATGCATCGATGTACATTAAATATTTCATGACATCTGAACGAAGTGTCAATAAATACTGAAAGTATCTAGCACGATATTGCCCGGGTACAAACTGTTTATAATCTGTAAAAGTTACATTATCGTCAGAATATCGCATGGACAATGAAACTATCCCTGCATCTTCTTTTCCTGGAGCATACCAACCGTTATCTAAATCAGTAGCATACAAAGTATCGAAATCAGGAGCGTACAAATCAACTGGAGTAACTAATTTACCTACATCCGCTTTTATGAATACATCTTCGATTGCTCCGATATCTTTTACATCAGTTTCATAAACACCGATCAATCCTATGATGACTTGGTCTGCCCATTTTTTTGTATACGTCGACCATAAATCAGTTGAATCTTCCCACGCCCCGTAGCTCTGCTCAATAAGTTGGAGTCTATCAGGCGTTGTAGAAGTATCAACAACGAAATTTATTAATTGTGCGCCAGTTGCGTGCGGGAATCCAGTCGCAGCGTAATCGTCAGTTATATATAAATTACTATCTCCGGGGATTGCTATAGTGCTCGCAGCCACAGCACTGGGGACTCCGGCAACTGTAAAAGCTTTTATTAAAAAAGTACCGCCTGTGTTTAGTGTATAAGTATGTGAATTTGTTCCTGTCCTAAAAATTCTAACTGCCTGCTCCCATACTGTGCCAGAACGAACCTCATAATATTCTATAAGCCCATTTTCAGCTAACGGGACGTTATCCCAAGAAAATTGTAGGCTGCTACCCGAACGATGAACTGTGAAATTCTCGACATTCTCAGGTATGACTTGATTCGGATCTATTCGCAAAGTCAAGCTTATAAAAG